TGGAACCTTATGATCAACAACACAAGCCGCAACAACCAAACCTCGCTTGCCATGCTCACTGCACAATGGATTGTCACGCAGGAAATCAAGCCGAGCCTTTTGCCACTTACTACCGTATGAGCTACTTATACTCACCACGCTCAGCCACTCTACACGCGGGCGACACACAGCCAGCCTTGACATCAACACCGAGCGGCTTAGCAGTCGCACCAGTCACTGGCTTAGGGTTAGCCGCAACGATAGGCACAACCGTAACCCAATTACTAAACAAACCAGACTTATCGTAAACAGCCAACTGATACTCATACTCACCCGCAGCAACACCCGCCAGCACATAGCTGGTAGCAGTGCCACTAGGAATAGCCACATACGAATAGTTGTTCGCAGTCTTCAACCGATAACGCAACTCATAACCACCAAGTTCAGCAGTGGTGAGAGCCGCACCATTCTCACGCTGAGCAGGCGCAACCCAATTAAATTGCAGCGATGGAGCAACAGCACCAGCGGCAGGCGTTTGAGCGATAACAGCACTGCACAACATCGATAAGCACAACACCAAATAAACCATTAGCTTACGCATAACGAACCTCACAAATAACTACACAACATGCTGAGCAACATCAGCCGCATTCAGCACACCATTAACAAAAACAAATAAATACCAGCAACACACAATGAATAAACATCTGCGCAATATCTTCACGGCTTAGTCGCCACGCCTTTAAACTTATCAAACGAACGAAAGCCAGCAATACCCAACATACCCGTTAACAAACCATACAGCAGCGTATAATCGAGCGGCACAGGTGGCGGTCTATCCATTGGCAACCAGCACAACAACGGATACAAAATAAACTGATAAGCCAATGCAACAACACACACCCAACCAATCGCAGGGCGCCAACCAGCAACAAACAACTTATCGCTAGCCGCCTCAATCTTATTCACCTCTGTTTGCGCGATATTCTGCTGAGCAACCAACTGATTCTCTTTAAAATCGTAATCGCGATTTGTTTTAAGCACATCGATTTCACGCTCAAGGCGCTCATCATCGGACGTAAACAAATTATCCAGCGTATCGCCAACCGCCTTAACCGTATCGCCACTACCAAACAACGTAGACAACCAACTCATAGCGCACCGCCCAGCGAACGATTCACCCAACCCAAAAAGAATTTACGTTGAGACGACTGCTTGTTAGCAATGTTTGCATAGAAAGAAATCTTAGCCAGCGCAAACCGAGCCAGAAACACATCAGCATCAAAACCATTGAGCACCGCAAGAGTACGCACCCCAATAATCCCATCAGCCTCACGCAAAAGCCCAATAGCCGTTTGCGCCAATTTGCTAGACGTCTTTACGCCAGCATTAACCGCAAAATCATAAATACTTTCCGCTATTAGCTGATTAGCAATTCGATCCCCACTAACAGCATCCCAATAATCGCGCTTATAAATATCGCGAGCCTGTTGCTCGGTGAGATTAGCGATATCAACATTCGGGTGCGAAGCTTGGCAAATACCAAACTTAGTTGGGCCGCCCTTGTCATCAGGGTTATTCGTAAACTTAGCGCCGCCCTCGTTAACCAACGTCTTAACGATAGCTTCATTGAAATCAGCCATTTTTTTTAGGCTCATCAGCAATGCCAAACTTATTCTTAAACCAACGTTCAAGCACCTGCTCACCAACGAGCAAAGCACGGCTACCCATATGCGATGTAACAGCGATAAACGCAGCCGATAACATGCTGTCGATATTCGCCCACTCACACAAAAAAAACGTAATCAAGCCAACGCCTATAGAGATAACAATCTCACCGATAAACTCAACCGCCGAATAACGCGGCTTATCCATCAAACGCACGCGGCGAATATAACTTGCAACACCACCCCAGAGAGACAACAACGCAACCCACGCATAGGTTAGCAATTGATAATTGAGCGGGTCTTTCTCTGGCATCGTAATAAATTCTCAAAAAAAAAGCCCCGTGCGGCGAGGCAACGGGGCAAGCTTACGTCTTAGGAAAAACAACAGGTAAAAATTGCGAACAAAAGCCAGAAAACAAAAAAGGCCGCCTTTTAGGGCGACCTTTTTACATAACTTTGTTCACAATAGCTGAAAATGTACACTTACTGGATTCCACTATGCAAGCACTTTTTTACGCAGCCTGCAAAAATTCTTGTGGAGATGACTGAGAATCTAAATACACATCAACATTCAAAACGAAATCAACCCAGGTATACGCGCACTCATAAAGCTTGGATACCGCAGGGTGGGCGATATTCATTGCATCACCAACAGCCCTAAACGAATACCCACAAACACACGCCAACCAAAGCACTTTAAAAAACTCAGGGCGATGAACTTTAAGCCTCGCCATAGCGCGATCAACTTCCATCGCATCATCATCAGTGATATGCGCAACCTCATAGCCGTCATCATCACGCGCCGATTGCATAATCATTTGCATTGCACTACGCGCCCGTAAATTAAAGCCAGAATCCTGCTTTAACCAAACGCCCCACTCTTGCAATAAAACCGCTGTATTACGCTCGCCCATAACACTCGCCCTCATTATTTTTGCCCGCACAGAGTTTACTATTTTTTATGGGTTTTCTGTAAATTTTTTAACCAAAAATTAAAATAAAAAAATAAGATATTTTATTTAAAATATTTAGTTAGTAAAAAAATAAGAATATTAATATCCCGACCATTCCCGACCATGATCCCGACCACCAACAAAAACAAAACCCTTTATTTATAAGGCATCCCGACCACCCCGACCATCCCGACCATGTTTTAGCCTCACGGGAGAAAAAATATTTTATCTCAACAAAAAACACATTAACAAAATGCGCGCCCGCGCGCCTGCGTTAAGTGGTCGGGATGGTCGGGAAGTGTCGTAAGTTATTAAATTTGAACAAATTATAGTGGCGATGATGGTCGGGAAGGTGGTCGGGATCATGGTCGGGATAGTCGGCATTATGCCGCCTCCCTATTACTTTTTTGCAAAACTCTATCGAACTCAGCAACACAACCGCCCAACCATTCAGATTTGTTTTTACCTTTGGGGCACTCGCCCACGATAAAAAAGCTCGCTTTACCAACGATAGAGCCGCACTGGTAATTAACATCCTGCTGTTTTTTAACGTAACTCGATATGTAACCACTAAACCGATTAGACGCTAAAATATTTTCATTGCGTTCACGCGCCCAAACTTGATAAAGCCGATACAAATCCAACACCCTGCACGCGCAATAAGGCGCATCAGTCCTACCGTTAACCCAATCATCGTAGAACACCTCCCACGCAGGCCTACCTATATCAATCAAGCGCTGCTTAGCGTCTGTCATGGGCGGCTTTGAATGCTCACTAAAACCACTGGTATCCACGCGCAGCAACCAACCCATAAACGCAGCAGCACCACCGGCCTTCAATTCAGCATCAACACCGGTTTGCAACTGATCCAACAATTTCTCTTCTGGCCAAATCACCAACAAGCGGCGATCACTTGGCTCAACGGGTAACGGCTCAACCTCATTACTCAAAAAAACGCAATTCATGTGATTCGACTCCTCCCAGCCCTGCATATATTTTTGATTAATGCGAACCTTTTGCCCGGTAATCATTTGCTTAATCGTGCCAGTATGGGAATAACGCTGGCTGCGCGATAAAACCTCTTCAAACACGCCAAACAGCGCCTGGCTAATCCAATCGTTGTATTGGCTCTCAAGCTCAGCTTGCCCAAAGGTTTTACAGTATTCGCCGTACACGCCGCGCATCACGCCATCAAAGAAAAATGATTTACCGGAACCATGCACCCGCGAATGCATTAATACAGCCGTTTGCATTTTTGCCCCCACATACTGCAAAGGGAATGCAAGCCAGCAACACAACCACGTAAAAATTTCATTATCTTTATTGCACAAGCACCACAGCATATGCCGCATATTTCTGCACAAATCTTCGTTATTCACTGGCGTTAATGGCAAGCCCTTAAACGTATTTATATATTCACCCACCGGCACCTGCTGCGTTGGGTCAAACACTAAATTTTCTTTTTGCACATTGCGGCGGCGCGGGTGCTTTAACCATTGGTCATAACAATCTGCAATCGCATTACGCAAATCTGCCAAGGCAACTTGGCTACGGGTTTGCGTATCCCACGCTGTAGAGCTCGGGAACAAATAAATATAACGAGCTAAGGCATCTGCTAACCCCCCGCTCCCCTCAGCCTGTGCGGCAGCCGCCATGCGCTGAACGTCCGATATATCCACAGTACGGCGCTTTTCATGTGCAAGCCACTCAGCAAAAACCTTTTGGCCAATAAATGCTTTTACCGAACCCTGTTTAAGTAATTTTTTATCCTGACTATCCCAGACTTTTGAATCTGGCATTGCCAACGCGTAACGCTTTAGCGATTCCTCCAAATCCGGACGCTCAAAGAAAGAGGGTTCGGGAGAGTTATCAGCGGGCAAATCCTGTCCATCATCAGTAGGCGCATAATCCTCATAATCCCCCACCAGAATCTCAGCATACTCAGGCGGCATGCCCTCAGTGATTTCACCAACCATTTTGTTAGACTCAACAAAATGGTCAACCGCCGCCTGCAACTGAACCCGCACCGCATCCAACCCAGCCGACACATGCAAATCATTAAAATCACTCAGGCCCGTAGCATCGCCAGCGAACTCAGGCACACACAAAACACCACCACATTTTTCAGCAGCTTCGAGACCTTTTGTTACACCCATATTTTTTTTAGCAGGGTCTAGCGCTGTTTCCCAATCGTTATCGCCTGCAATAATTTTTATACGGTCACCGCCATAGCCATTCCATTTAGCTGCAACCACCGGCAAATTACCGCAGTCAAATGTAACCACCACGGGCCAGCCCGTGGCCATATGCACGCTAGCACCCGTGGCAAAACCCTCTACAAACGCAATGGGCGCATCTAAAGACAGATGACCAATAACATACCAAAGCCCGCTCTTGCGGCCATTGTGTAAAAAGCGCTTGGTGTTGCCATCGTTATAAATGATTTGAAAGTTTTGAATGGTATGAGAGGCATCCCACAACGGGATTAGAATTGAGCCACGCTTAAAAAATAAAAATTCGCGCTTAATACCGGCTGCTTTATCGTTTTGATTATCGGCAAAAAAAGCGTGAGTTTTTTCGCCAACAATAATATCAATCGTAAAATCTGGTTTAAACCAGAGCACAAAACTGCACGGCGCAAATAACGCCCCGCAGCTAGAAATTTTCTTTTTACCCAGGTACGGCGAATTGCCGGTTTTTTTCAGGTGTGGCAACAACTGATTACAAGCGTGCGCGACAACCGCATACCAACGCTCAATATCCGCTTGGTCTTGCGCAGCCTGCTGTGCAACCACAGCCCTGCGCGCTTCTTGCTCAATAATAAAAGCCGCTTTTTGCTCTTTGGTGAGCTCAGGCTTTTCAATCTTAAAGCCGCGCTCATAAGCCCAGTGCAAAATAGTTCCAATGCTCACACTACCGCGAGCACTTGAACCCTTAAAACTTTTCCAGCGCGACAATGCTTCTTTTTCTTTGTAGCGCGAATCGCCTTGACCCCAACTTGCCCACGTATCGTAGGCCATATCGCCGTATTCGCTTTTCATAGCCATACCGGCGCGCAACCAAATATCCGTATCACAACAATCCAAATACTGCAGCGCCGCTGCAATATCGTCTAACGTAATATCTATTCGCTCAGCCATGGTTTTTCCTAGTCTTTTTTATAGTAAACACTGTACGCAAACCCATACCTACACAGCGCCTAACCAATCCCACCGCAATCACGCAAATGCACATGCTCGCTCACTAAAGGGATTTTAAGGACACCGCCCAGCACCATGCCCGGTGCTAGGCGGCTTTTTTCTGGCGAGGCTTCTTAATTTCGTAATACGTGAAACCGCCACTTTCCAGCGGTTTAAAATAGATTTCTCGCTCAGATAAGTGAGCCTGAGAAACGGCACCCTGAGTTACGCCCATGATTGCGGCGGCCTCGCCCTGAGTGTGTGTAGCTAAAAAATCTTTGATATGTATATCGGTCATATGAGCACCCAATGAAGTTAACCCCTCAATATTAGTTTAACTAATGACAGCAATCAATAGTTTGACTAATTGTTTTCAGTATTAATTAAACTATTGACTAATTATAATTAGTTTAACTAATATAAGCCCCATCAACCACCCACGGGGAGCAAAAACCATGGTCATTATCCACCCAACCGTCACACACGACCGCGCCAGCCTAGCAGCGCTGCAAATCGCTACAGGCATGCGCGTAGCGCTTGGCCAGTGCTACCTGCGCCTAATCAACGCAGACGGCACCCAGCCAGCTTGCAAACCAGCCCCACGCAAACCCATCACCTATCGCGTTAATTTTGGCGGTGGAGACGATGCAGCATGAAATACCAAAAACTTTACCAGCTGCTAAACCCAATCCACTCGCTCAACGAGTGCAACGGCATTTATGAACGCATGGTCAACGAACGCATGCAAGCGCTGGCAGATATAAAAAACTGCGATATGGCAGACCTAACGCTACGCGAGGTAATCGGCTGCGTAGAAGCTGTACAGCTCGATTACAACGAGCTAGTGCCCACACTGTTTGACGGCCACGCGTCGCGCCCAACAAGCGACATAACCCGCGATCAACTCGGTGCACTCGCATGATCAAAGTAGACCTACCCGAGTACCGCCAAAACCACATATTGCGGTTGTGGTACGGCAGCGCCAAATCAGCGCAGGTTATTGCAGAAGAGCTGGCCGTTACACCAGCACAGGTTTTTGCCGTTGTAGACAACGCACGCTTTAACAAAAAAGCAGGGCCACGTAATGAACGCCATAACCAACATTAAACGCATAGAAAACGGCTACCAGCTTGGCAAGCTGGCCGCCGTGGGGTTACCCCCACGCGAAAGCCAAGCGCTGCTATTAGCCGCCAATGGCCTAAGCCAGAACGAAAGCGCAACCCTTATGAACTGCAGCGCTTCAAACGTAAAAGGCCGCTTAACAAATTTGTTTTACAAAGTAAGTGCCAACTCAACGCCAGAGCTAATCACCAAATGTTTTGGCAGCGGAATACTGCGGTTTTTATCGCTACTTATTGCGCTACACATTGGCATTGCAGCACTAGGCGATTACCAATTTGCGCGCACAAGAGTTCGCGTAAGCCGTACACCACAACGCAACGAAAGGATGATTTCATGATGACCAGCAACACAAAAATAATAATCGGCATTACCAGCACGCCCAACCTTACTACAAAAAACATCACCCGTTTTTTTGTAGAACAACTCAACGTGCGCCACCTAACCGCGCATCAAACGCCGTTAGATTTACGCACAGATTTATTGCTTTGGGGTAAAGAAACAAAAATAAACAACATGTTCAACGGCATGATGATTAGCAACATCAACACCAATGAAGATGCAGAGCTCATTCGCAATGCGGGCGGCATCATGCTGCACATACTCCCAGAAAACAGCCTATTAAAAACAGGCGTAACACTGCACAACAACGATTTAGCCATTGTTAAATGCCCGCTAAACGAACCAACGCAATTAGCACTCGCAGGCCTTGCCGCCGCGATTAACGAGCACTTCTTCTGCACAGAAACCGAGGCCGCCTAACATGCAACAACCCATGCCCGCGAATTGTCACGATGTAAAAACCGCAGCGCAATTGCTGAATACCAACGTTTTTAATTTGTACAAACAACTGCGAAAAATGGCATGGGTACACAGCGGCGCCAATAAAAAAGACCCGCTGCGCAACACACCCAAAGCATGGGCCAAACAACAAGGCCTACTAATTGGCCAAGAGCGCGGCTTTGCAGCGCCCTACAACAATCAACTCACAAAAATTTACATCACCACGCTCATCACAGAGCGCGGCCTAAAAGAGCTAATAAAACTCATGGACAAAAACAACACGCAACACACACCACCCAAACCCATGGCATTAAACGACCAAAACGCAACGCTTGCCAACCTGAAAAACCACGACGCAGAAACCCATAAGGAGCGCGAGGAATTAATGGCGATGATGGCTAAATGGGGGCTAACCGGATAGTGATCTGGCAGCAAATAAACAAATGGTATTCAGACAGCGACAAAAAATATCGCGTATGCGCAACGCGGAACAACGGCGTAATCATTTACGACGCATGGGCACCGCCCAAAGAAAACAATCGGCACGTTTGGATAGAGAACACTACCAATCCAGCCAAAGCCAAAGAGTTATGCGAGACCCACTTTAACAACCAACAGCAGCAAAAATAGGAGCACAACTTAGATTCGGAATTGATGAGCAGCGCGATTTACCAACAAGTAACCGCGAACGCATTTCTGCCGAATGGAATGATTTACTCGGAACCGTTGAGATTTTGGCTAAGCGCGGTATTAATTTATCACCGGATATTTCAGCCATTGCAGCAAAAGTTGCGAAGGTAGAGCAATACACAAATTACAGTAAAGAGCTTGGGCAAGTGGCCTCATAACAGTTTATTATACGGCTCGACCCTTATATTTCCGGTTTTTATTTTTTGCAATGCATTTAAAATCATTGGGTTAAATGAATTAATTCGTTAGGCCGATCGACTATTGCAAAATAAATTGCGTTAATTGCGGGGCAGGCCGTATATCCACAAAAAACAAATGATTAAAATCAAATGGTTGAGTGTAATTTTGTTAAAATGCGGTTATATAAATATATATTTTTGGGGGCTAAATGCGCGAAGAATTTGAAGGGTGGTACATAGAAACATTTTTGTGGCTAATGAAAGATGCAAGCTTATTTGTGTGCAATCTTAGGCGTGCTGATGGCGGATATGATGATCATCACATTGATGGCGCATGGGAGTGCTGGAAATTCAAGGCGGCCAAAAATGGATAGCATTGAGTTTGACACGCGCTCACCAGAAGACGTGGTGCTAGCGATATTTGACGCGCTTGGCGTAAAGCTGAGCCAATTCCAAATTAATTACGTTGGGTATTGATGCGCCTAAGAATGGGTATGATGATGAAAGTAAATATTTTAATTTACGATAGCAAGAACGAAATTATTTACGAAAAAGAACGTGAAAT